TTAGACCGCGCCCTTGATGCGCTTAACGAACTTGAGCGCGATCATCACCACGACGATGGCCGCAGCCACGCCGAGCAGCGAGCCGGCCATAGCAGCGCCATCGGTCGTTGCATCGTCGATTGCGTCGGTGTACGCAGCGGGAACCGCAGCGAACGCCGAACCGGCCGAGAACAGGGCCAAAGACCCCAGGGTGGCCAGGCGCGAGCCGTAGCCGTTCAGAATGTTGCGCATGGCAACCCCTTTCAAAACCGAGGAAAGCGCCCCGGCAACGCATCGGGCAATATGCCCAGATTCAGACCACATCACGAATGCGCCGGATGAAGCCGGCCGCAAGGCCAACTCCGTAGCCGACTGCCCAGAGCACGGCCGCTGCGCCGAATGACCACAGCAGGGCCTCGCTCACGTGGACACCCGACCGACCGAGAAGCCGTGCATCAGGCTGAAGAACCAGAGCGCCCCGACGATGGCATGCAGCAAATCGAGCTCGACCCAGGGCTCCGCGTCTTCCTCCTCGCCCGGGTCCCAACTGGCGCAGCCCACCGTGCGCCCGTAAGAAGTCCCGAGATACACAGCGTACATCTCCGCCGTACCGCCCGTCTGCGTGCAAGAGATTGGTTCGTCCCACTCAAGGCGCGCGGCCTCATACGCACACACATCCGTGCCGGTATGCCCCGACCCGCCCCAACCCGCCGCGCCCGAAACCAACGCCCAGCCGCCGGCGCACGTCGGCGCCGCAAAGGCCGCGAACACGCACACCCAGAACAGAATCACCGCGAGCAGCACCGGCCGGAAGGCGCGCGCACGCGAGACGATGGTCCGCGAGCTCACTGATCACCCCGCCCGAAGGTGTGACCGAAGCGAACCACGGGTTGCTGAGGGACAGGCACGTCCAGTTTGGGGTCGTACCGAACCTGAGGCTTGTTGCCCCAGAACTGCGACACCTTGGCGTCGCCGTGATCGTTGACGCCTTGCGCGTAGAAAACGACCATGGCCAGGAGAGCGATTGCAATCATTGAGTTGCCCCTTTGTAGTCAGTCATGAGCCCCGCCGCGCTCATACGGCACACGCGCGCGGATAGGTTGAATACGGCCCTGCGAACGGTCTGTCTGAAAGCGCGCGAACGAGGCGCACCACGAGACCGCCGGGCACTTTGAGCACCCGGTAGGGGGACTCCAAAATCTCTCCGGTTGCACGCACCACAAGACGACCCGCGAGCCTTGCAAGGTCTCCCACTCCGTGGTCATGCTTCGCCCATTGGGGAAGGTTGATCCACTGTCTGACGGCCTTGCCGTCTTTGTTGAGGCCACCGATTCCATAGAGTCTCAATCCTTTGGGGAACCTGTGAAACTGCCCGAGCTTCGACAGGTATTTCATGAGATAGCCGACGCCTGCAAGCGCTGGCTGCGTGTTCGTCATGCCGTGTTGCCACCACGCGGCGCGGGAATCCGTGCGACGATCCCAATGAGGCATGCGCACCCCCACCGGAAGCCATGCCAGGAGGTGGTAATGCACCACCGCATCGCCAGTCTTAGCGAGCCGCTGCGGCTGGATTTCCCCAACCCACGTATAGCGGCACTTGTGCCCATGGCGCATGCACCACTTGCGAAAGCCCTGCACCGCGTCAGAGATGTGCTCTGCGCGCCACGAGTTCGCTTCGGCATAGGTGAGCGTCACGAACCAACAAACCGGGGGTCTGTGGCCGACTTCAGCGAGCTTGTGAAGATGCCCGGACGCCCACACCGCACGCTTAAGGCGCTTTATACGGTTGAGAGCCTGCACCTCAGGCTCAAAGACAACCTTAAAGGAGTCCCCGACGACAACGCTAGGCTTGTCGCCTAGAGTTGTTTTAGATGGGACAAGCCCCGCAGCCCCCGACGCCGCGCCCACGCTTCGCGTGTGCGTGGCGCCGGTTGCCGCTGTCAGGCCCATCACGAGTGCACCTCGCCCCATGCCTCGAACATGGCCAGGCTTTCCAACTCGTCTGCTTCAAGGTAATGGGCGGCTGCGAGTTGCCGATAGGACTCCGCAGCGACCACCAACCCGCGCGCTATACACACCGCCGCATCACCCTCTGCCGACTTCGCCTTGCGAAGGTGGCCGAGGATGAGCGGGAACAGTTCGCCCCCCGTCGGTTCCAGAAGCGGTAGCTGCGTCATACGCCAAACCCCCCGACGACGTGCCCCTTGGCATCGCGGTACTCAGCTTCAATGACGAGCAGGCCGGGGTGCTCGACGGTGGCGGTGACGACCAAGGAAGCCAACCCGTCCACGTCAGCGGCGCTATCGGCAAAAAGGCTGCGCACCGCAGACCGCAGCGCGGCCATATCAGCGGCGTGCATTGCCTGTTCAAGATCGAACATGGCGCACCCCCCCTCAGCCGCGCTTCGGGGTGGCGACCAGCCTGAGAGACAGCCCGAGCTTGCCGGCCCTGTCGATGTAAACCGAGGAGGGGTGCAACTGGTATTCACCCGGCGCATATGGCGCTTGCTCGGGTGTGGTGATTTCGCCATGCACGTCAACCCGCGCACGGTTCAACACAATTTCAGTCTTCTCGGGAAACGGTGCAGGCGTACCATCTTCGGCAATGGTGTGAAGGTAGACCTCTTGGACCCGCATCTGGCCGGCCTTGCGTTCCCCCTTGTCACCCCAGGTAATGACCTTGGCGACGGGACTTACTACGGTGATCTTCAACATGGGCTGTCTCCCAGAATTCATACCAAGACGGTATGGAGCGGGAGTCTAGCTTACCAAGGGGGTACGATGCGGCAGATGAAAACCCTTATTGACATGGCCCGTGCAAAGTTCACGAGCGATGCCGAATTAGCGCGAGCACTGAACGTGCCGCCGAATCACATACCGGAATGGCGCGGACAACGCCGAGCGGTGAGCGCGGAAACGGCCGCCGCTCTATGCGATGTACTTCAGCTCAGCGGGGAGGAATGCAGAGAATGGGTCGCCATCGCAATACTTGAGAACCCGAAGAATTCGAGCCGCGCCGAGATGCTCAAACGCGCGCTTTTCGCATGCTGGGTAGTTGGCGTCGCCTCCCTCATGCAGCCGAAAGACGCGTCGGCGAAGAACGCCGAATCCGCATCGACAGACATCATTGACTTGTCAAACGCTTACCGCTTTGTGACGAACAGTCTATACATCGTCACGCATTGGATGCTGCGCCTTTTCAAGGAACCACTCTACTCCCTGCCCTTGCGGCCTATCGGCCCCTCCGCTTCGCTCCGGTGCCGATAGGTACGAGCCGCATGGGAGGCTGCCGCCTCCCTACTGCGTCTCCCGCAAGTCCGGTGTTCCCTCCGCCCAAAGCGTCTCCGGCAAGAGCGCGCAGGTTCCGAACACCCGGCAAGGTCGCAGAAAAAGTACTGCCTACGGAAACGGCATGGCAGGTGCCCCTAAGCCCACCCAAGGGGGTGCCCCCCTTGACCCCCTGCGCTCTCACAGCGCTAGACGTTTTCGCGTTGGCAGATTGAACACCCACCGCCATCCGGCGTTAAAACCGCTTGGCAATGAGAGTGCTTCGCAACTGCCGCGCGTTCTAGGGCAGTTCTGGCGCAGTTTCACCGTGCCCTACGGCAGTACGGCGCTTGTGGTTCCGATCACGAGTTCAATCTGTGGCATAACGCCCAGACGGTCGGCTTCTCCCGTCCATGCGTGGTCTGCTTCCAGCCCTGCGAGGCGCGCGATCTGCTGTGCCGTGCTGACGGCTGCTTCTATGGTCTTGTACTCGCGCGGCGCTCCTACGTTCCGCGTGCTTGACTGCACTGCGGCCTCGTCTTGGTGGCGCACCATCAGCCACCACCCCGCGCCCATCTTTCGGATTTCGAACCTCGGACCGGGGAAGGCGTCGGCGCCTTCCACCACCATCGCGGCGAGCTGCTGCGCTGTCGCTAGTCTCTGTGCCATGTCGTTTACTCCTTTACGTTGACGACAATGCTATTGTGCCAGCGTTTCACGTGAAACGCACGCACTTTCTTTATATCGTCATCGCTTTGGCGATAGCGTCAATCTATCAGCCCAAGGGTCCGCAAGGCGGGAATGCGCCGCTGAGGCGGGAGCGCCTGCACCCGCTCTACCCACTTGTGCTTAGGTTTCCGCGCGCCCTGGCTCGAGCCAGTGCGGGCGGAACCCGGCGCACTCGTGGGTGCGCTGGCGAGCCGGCTGAACCAAGATCGCTTGCGAGTGGGGGCGGCTTCGAAGTAGCGGGGATGGAGGACCGAGTGCGCCCCGTGCGGGTAGTCGGCCTTGAAGACCTGCCGCGTGTCGTACACGGCATGCAACCAGTCCCCCCGGTACTGCCAGCGCTCCGCGACAACGGCCGAGGTGCCACTGCCCAGGCGTGCGGCCACGAGGTGGAAGCGAGGGAGGAAACCCGACTTCAGCCCGAAGCAGCCGGCCAGATCGCGCAGCAGCCCGCCAATGATCGGAATTTTGACCTTGTCCATACGCATGCACTTGCATTGGTACTCGATCAACGCTTCGCGCACCTGACGATCGATCATGTTCGCGTCTTGCACGATGAGGTACACGTCCCAGCCCAGCTTGCGCGCGTGAATGAGCCAGTCGAGCAGAGGTGCGCGGCCCTTGTCCTGAAAGCTGCGCGAGTTCAGCCACGTCCCGAGCTCGTCAAGGATCAGCAC